GAAACCTGACACCGATACTACTGCATTAAATACTGCTGAGGTACCAGATACTACCCCAGTGAAAACAGCAGAAGCAGCGGATACAATTGTTGCATCAATAGCACCAGAGAATTTACTGGCTGAGACGATACCAGAGAACACCGCTGAAGTACCACTGACTGGTCCAGACCATGTAGAACCCACTCCAGATACTTGGGAAGTAAAGTTACCTGTGGTACCGCTGACTGCACCAGCAAATGAAGCTGCTGAGACGATACCGGAGAACACTGCCGAAGTACCACTTACAATACCACTTAATGTTAGCCCTGTACCGCTCACCTGAGCAGTAAAGAAGCTTGCGCCAGCACGAATGTTAGCAGCAGATACTACACCACTAAATACCGCTGAAGCACCGCTCACAATACCAGAGAATGACGCCCCCGCACCAGATACCTGACCACTGAACACCCCAGAGGTAGCTGATAGTACACCACTTAGTGTTAACCCGGCAGCACTGACCTGTGAACTAAAGTTGCCTGTAGTACCGCTTATAGCGCCAGCAAAAGATGCTGCGGACACGACGCCAGAGAATACTGCTGAGGTGCCGCTTACTGGACCGCTAAACTCAGCAGCAGCAGCAGATACTTTTACAGTGAAGCCGCCGGTTGCTCCACGAATATCCGTGCTGGACAAGCTAGTCAATGCACCATAGCCGCCACTTACGTTAGTAGCCAGTGCAACGGATGTAATACCAGTTAGATTGGCACCAGAACCACTGAAGGATGTAGCTGATACAACACCAGAGAACGTTCCTGCTGTAGCACTAATAATCTGAAACGTAGCATAGCCGTCAACGTCTAAACCAGTGCTAACAGACACTGTACCGAAAGATGGGTTAACAGCACCACCGCCAAGGTAGTTAAGGGTAGAAGCATCAACAGTAAGGGAGATACCGTTAAGAGCAAAGGTGCCATTGATGTTAACAGTACTTTGTGATAGCTGGAGTGGGGAGTTAGTAGCCTCACCATCTGAGACAGTGCGAAGTGTGCCATCAATACCTGAGTTGGAATTACTTACTTGGAGCAAATCCTTGTAGGTGTTAGCTATCTTTGTACCGGTTAGTGTTGTCATGTTATATACTGTTCCAGTAGCTGTCTGTTAGGTCTTCCCAGTTCTCATTAACTGCTTCCCAGTTCTGATTACGTTCAGTGTTAGCAGGAGGTCTTGGGTCTTTAATAAATTCGTCGTCACAAAGCTTTGGTGTCTTGTTCTGTGGGTGGTTCTTTAAGTCGTATGCCCCATCATAGTCAGTTGGGCACACCAACATACCGTAGCTGTTCTTCTTTAGCTCACGATGTGGGTACACCCAGCCGCATACATCACACTCAGCAATTGCCCGCTTGTTAGAGGCCATTGTAGCCTAAGCCCTGTTGAGTTTAGGAACGATCTTAATGCTTGCCCGCTCCCTATCTTCGTCCATAGCCCGTGCAAGGAGTAGTTCATACTCTTGTTTAAGGGCTGAAATACGTCCACCCTCTACTCCAGGGCGCTTCCAAGCCATCTGATGGGCTAAACCAGCAGTAAATGCCGGTAAAAACCTACGGCTGATGTCTGCATTCTGCCCAGCAGACTTATTTACGTCCTGCATGAACTTAACACGCTCAATTTTAAGAGTATCTGTGCTATTAATAGGGATAGGCCACAGGAATAGTGTTGGATTGTCCTGTTCGCGCCTAATAGCAAACTGAGAAGGGCGTCCAGTTTGGCTTTTACGGGGGATTCGGAGGTATTCCTCCATTGAAATACGTGTTAGTGCAATATCCGTGCCACTTCTGGTTAACACAGCGTCCGTAACATCAACGATATTGGCGTTTAGGTCGTAGGAAGTTACACTTGTGGTCAATGAAACAATGGTTGTGTTGCTTGTCCAGAGGAGAATACCCCTGTTTTGCCAGTCCTGGAGCATCAAATTGATTGATCTACGGGCAGATTTAGGGTCATTACCTAATGTCTGCTCACCACCAATCATCTCAAGGGCTTCTTGAATGACTTCATCTATGTCCAACGCAAAAGAGTATGTACCAGAAGTAGCCATTAGCGTCCTACAATGATAGAGAAATTGTTAATATATTGTACCACGGAATTAAGTATCTCCCTACTTCTTAGGAGAGCCTAAACCTTTAGTACTTTTCTGAGATTTAGGTGGCATCTTCTTTGGCCCAGAAGGACCTGACCAGTACTGCTTGTTAGCCCAGTAAGCTGCGCTAGATGGACCTTTAGCAATGTTAGCACCATGACGGGCTTTAAATGACTTACGTGCTTCAGGAGAGTAGTTATGTCCCATGTTCTGGTCACCGAAGCGGATGATCTTTATGGAGTCACCACTAGCGCCTTTAACAGCAACAACACCCTTCTTAGTCGGGTGAGAAGGAGTGTTCTTTGGTTTGTTTAAACCGGACAAGCCGTTCTTCTTTAGCTTGTTCTTTTGCTGTTCTGTTAAAGCCATACGTCCCTCTCTTACTTCTTTGTAGCTTTTGGCTTCTTCTTGGGTTGTACAGTACCAGCCATCTTCTTTTTCATAGGAGGACGGCTGATCTGCGTACTTGTGTTGGACCTACTGATTGGCATTACTTTTTACGTACTGCTCCGAAGCCCCTCATGGCAGCGCCACAACCTAAGCCGCCACCCTTTGCTTTGTTGATAACAGTGCCATCATCCTTGTCGTTTAGACCCAACTTATCACGAACAGTATTCCGTGTGTCGTCAAGCCATTTAGCAATAGTTCCCATACCTTTCTGAGCATTAGGCCCACGCTCTTCTTTTTCTATAGACTCCCTAGCAATCTTCTTGCTTTCATCTATATATCTTTGAACTCCCGTGTGATCGTTTTGGTATTTGTCAGCCATAATTATTTCCTCCTCACTGCACCGTAGCCACGTAAAGCTTTACCCACACCTAGACCACCACCACCTGAACGACGGAGCGTGCCGCCACTCTTCTTGTTTAGGTCTGCTTTTAACTGATCCAGGTCTTCTCCTGATAAGTCAATAGGAGTACTGCCCTTCTCTTTCTTTTCCTTTTTATCCTTCTTGTCTGAATCGTTACGTAGAGCGTGCCCTGATGCTGCGCTACCAATAGCGGCGTAAGGTGCTGCCTCTGCTGCTGACTCACGTGCTGCTACACCTTCAGCTTGTTCCGCTCTAGATGTAAACGTAACGCCCCTACCACGGCCTACAGGAGCAGGGTACTGCGCTAAGCTGCTCCCTCTTCCAACCCGCCGTGTAGTTCCTTTTGCTTCTTCAATAGCAGCACGTGCTGATGCTTGAATTTTAGGAGTTGCACCGTGTACGGCGCGAAGCCCTGTTGATACAGCTTGTTTACCAACTAACAAAGCCTTACCTATGGGTAGAAGAGCAGCTACGTTATCTTGGACTGCCTTACCAGTCTCCGTGTCTGAGTTATCATCAAACTCTTTACGACGTTCCTCTAGATCGTCACGGACTTTTGCAGTACGATTGCGGGATGGTTTAACGTCTAGAATAGAGTCTGTAATTCTCTCAGCCATAATTATTTCTTCCTTACTGCGCCCCAGCCCCGAAGAGCTTGACCAACACCAAGACCACCACCACCTGAACGACGAAGTGATCCACCTTTCTTGTAACCATCCTGAGACACTTCCGGCTTCTTCTTTAGAGTTAAAGACTTTCCAGCATAAATCTTATTGGCGTCTTTAATGTACGGGTTAGCATCCATGAGGTCTTTAACAGTAGTTCCATGACGTTTGGCAATAGCTGAAAGAGTATCACCTTTATTAATTTTCATTAATGTCATAGACACTGACGGACCCATACCTTCGTCTGTTGATTTCTCACGGCTAGAAGAAGACGCTGTTGAAGTATCCTCCTTAGGACTTGTCATAGACACTGACGGACCCATACCTTCGTCTGTTGATTTCTCACGGCTAGAAGAAGACGCTGTTGAAGTATCCTCCTTAGGAGACGTATACTCATTACCTACCTTAGAATCAACAATATCTACAGTGTTAATAGCACTACCAGTACGTGTTGCCAGACGTTTAGCGGCTGTATTACGTGTAGCTTGTGGGAGAGTATTAACGTTTGTTGATTTCTCACGGCTAGAAGAAGACGCTGTTGAAGTATTTTCCTTAGGAGACGTATACTTATTACGTGTTGCCAGACGTTCAGCGGCTGTATTACGTGTAGCTTGTGGGCGAGTATCAGTGTCAGCCATTAGTGCTTCTCCGCGCCGAAGCCACGTTGAGTAGCGCCACGGCTACCAACCTTACCACCAGAAGCCCGCTTTTCTGCTCCCATACCCTTCTTAGCGGCTCCTATGGACATCTTGCCGCCGCCCTTACGCATCATCATGGCAGCTTGACCAGCTTTATCCATTGATTTGTCCTGAGGTGAAGACTCCCAAGCCTTCTTTGACATACCTGTTTTCTTAGCCATCATAGCATCCATTTTCATGTCTTTCTTGGAGCCTTCATATTTCATTGGTGCTTTAGCCATAGTAATGTGTATCCTTCTTAGGTGTTAATGGGTGTATATTTAGTTCTGTTGTCCAACAATGGTAGTATCACCACCAGCAGGGCTTGCAGGGGCTTGCATATCGTCCCTACGGCTTCTACGGGCTTGGTTACGCTGTAGTTCTAGGAGGCCACCATACTTCTGTTCGTAAAGACTAGCTAGTTGGAAGTCTTTCTGGAACAGAGCAGCTTCAATCATGCAGCCGTAGAACAGGAGATCGTAACAGAGGTCAGTAAAGTAGTTTGTCTCTGATACAGAACTTAAGGTAGTAGGTCTGGAAACATGGACAACACGCCCATTATAGGTAGCATCTGGTGTTGGAGCAATAAGGATAGTGGTGCTATCGCGCTTAGCATAATACTTGGGTTGCCCAACAGACGCACTAACTGGCCAATAATCATTGATAAACTCATCTGTCCTTAACAGCATGTTAACTTTAGAACCACTGGCTTCAATTAGGAAGTTCTTGACTACACGGGTTCCGGTTGGGAGCGTCATTAGGTTGTTGTTGATTGATACAGCCACTGAGGTGTACGTTACCAAACCGTAGTCGTCTAGGTCTTTAACTAGACGCTCTTCAGCCCTGTTAACCATATTGGGGACATAGCTAAGGAACTCTGTGCTGGTGTTCTCAGTCGCAGCTATCAGGTCGTCAACTAGGCCACTGTAATTAGCCATAGAAGA